CCACCCCCTAAAACCCCCATGATTATTGACCAATGGCTTTACCCTACTCCGTTTCTCGAGAGAGCAAGAAGATGAGCGAACTATTGGCCGAAGAGTATGATGACTCCAAGACTTCACGAACTGCCCCTGCCTCGGGTATTGATATCCGAGTCAAGGCGATGGCTCCTTTGCCGCTGATGCCCGCGAAACCGCCCGACGCTGAGATCAAGGATCTGATCAAAGCTATCCCCGTTTTCAAACCAGCTGCAAGTGTTGTCAATAAGAGGGTTGGACCAGCAGATGTGTTGCCTCCGGTCAACACTCTTCTGAAGAGCATGATGAGCTGGATGATTGGTCGGCAGGACTCTACGTTCTACTCCACCTTCCAGATCGTCGGCTACGAGCAGAAGATCCCCGAGAAGGAGATGGACAGGCTCCGTGCATACGTTGATGCACGCCTGTGGGCGGGAGGTACAGTGCAAGGCATGTACTCTCGGCTGCTGGCGGGTTTCTCCGGTGACAGACCTGAAAAGCTTCAGCTGCATTTGGAACCCACTCTCAAGTGGTTGATGGAAGTGATGCCAGTTGATTGGGCAAAGCTCCCTGATTTGACGCGTCCGTTGTCCCCCAAAGACTATGAGCACGTCGATATCAACTTCAAGAGTAGTGCTGGTGCTCCATTTTTGGCTGGAGTTCGGAAGTCTCACTTCTCGAAGATCAAGACGACCTATTCGGTCGCAAAGGCGTGGTTTGAGCAGGCGCAGCAGATAGCATCTGCGGCGCACAAATTTGAGGATCTGCAAAAATTCGTCAAGGAGAACGAAGACTTGTTTACAGCAACGCTGGCTAACAAGTACTCTTTGATGGAGCGTGCTGATCTCTTGAAGAAGGTGCGCCCGTACTATCGCTTCCCTGCTGCAGCGTCTTTTCTGTTCCAGGTGTACACGCAGCCCCTCCAGGATGCCGTTTTCGGTTTCTGGGAGGACAAAGGTTCTGCGAGTGCACTCAAGTTCTCTTGGAGTGGTGGTGGTCTCCGCCGCCTGCAGACTTGGGCCAGAGCCTGTAAAGATGGATTTTCTTTCCTCTTTTATGGTGATGACCTCTTGTTCTTGTTCAAGATCAATGGGAAGGTCTATGTCTCGGCTCCTGATTGCCAGTTCATGGACATGACATTGATCAAGGATTGGGTCAAGGTCTGTGGGGGGTTTACCTCACGGTCGTACGGCAAGAAGTTCGGTGAGCTCTGGATGAATATCCTCTCTCTTCACATGAAACTTGCCTGGTCGCCGAAAGTCATTCTCGAGAAAGCGTACACTGTTCTTAAGGCCAGTGGACTCTGCTCCGGGATTGTGGGGACTACTCTCTTCGACAACTGTGCCTCTGGCGTGGTTTGTCGAGAGTTCAAGCTCCAGGAAGACGATGCCAAAGGGGTCAAGATCCCAGCTGATCTGGAAAAATGGTCAACACGTGTGTGGGCCATGGTGAAAGAGAAGCTGGGGCTGGTCCTGAAGCCCGGAACCGGGAAATGGGTCGAGTGGGATGTGGAACGTGTTCCTCTCCCAGTCAAATTTCTCGGGTACTCTGGACTGGAAATCAAGCTCCGTGTCGGAGGGGATGAAAAGACAAAGAAGTACGAAACCTTCTGGGTGCCTTCCAAGCCTGCTGAGGAATGGTTGGCAACTCTGTCCTACACTCCAACCGACGAGAGAGATGGGATACGCGATGCCACACCGCCCGTGGTAGTACGCCTGTCCTCGCTCTTTGGAGTCTATTTTAGCGGTGGCTATGTTCACCGTTTAGTGGCCGAGGCCATTAAGCGGTTGTATATGGCCCTGCGAGATACTCCCGGTGCTGGATTCAAGCCTTACTCTGCTGGCATTGATATGGACCAATTTGATTTCAGTTTTCTGGCGGGACAAACCCCCTGGTTGCCAGACCGTGAGAAGATGGCTCGATTTTACTCCGAGGAGAAAGTTGTACCCCTCAACGCGTTGGTCCACGGGTATACTCCCACGCATGAATCGTTTAAGCGCGTCAAAACCAAGGCGGAGATCGAACAGGGGAAAGAAGAGCAGTATGCTGCTAATCCCCTCGAAGACCTTCGGCTGGTTGTTGGCTCCTCCGGTGTCTCTAAAGGGTCTAAGGTCGCAAAGTTCCCTATTGCACCGACTGTCTCTGACAAACATTTTGGGGTGAAACCACCCGATCTTGAGAAGCGGAAACAGCGTGAGGAAAGAAAAGCGCAGCACGATGCACAGATGGCCTCTATTAGAGGTCTGGAAGAGCGTAATCGCGACAAGCGTTTTGTTGAGCTCGAACAAAGCGAGGACGTGCGATCAGTGTCGGAGCGCTCAACTGACTTGAAGTGGCAGGACGAGGCCGGAGACATCGATGAACCTTTGTCGGATTTCCGTGAAATGGAACGGAACAAGGAACACGACAAGATTATCGATGATCCCTCTCGTGACGAACCCTCAGAAGAGGCTGAAATTCAGCCTGATGACGAGGAACCTGCTCTTTGGTAAATATGTAAAGTTCCTTGGTTAAGTAACACCTCATCAAAAGACTACACACAATTGCAAGTGTGAGCTGTGCAACGACTTTTGTGAGTTTTGGCGTAACCAAACTCTCACCTCCCC